ACCGGGGGCGAGCGGGGTTTTTGGTGTCCATGTGGGTCCCACTTTAAAGAAAGTCTGTAATTGGGCCTTTTTTGCTATTGGGCCTTCATATGAAGTTGGGCTAAATAATAATTCTTTGATTTGGGCTTTGAAAATTATAAGACCAGAAATAAATATTTATTCATTATATATAAAAATACGTATTGAAAATACGTATTTATACAGATACATTACTATACACTTCGTATTCATCGGCTACATTAATATCTATCACTGGAGCCTCTTGCATCATGAGAATATCAACAATTTCTATCATGTCTTCTTGCTTGAATTCTCCGATGGTGGTCTCTTTGTACATGATTTTTATTATGTTGATGATTCCCTCCTCTAGGCTGTTGAAGTCGAAAGGTGGTATGATTCCTGCGTGGCCATACGGAATCATGAATGTCTTCTTTGCTAATGATGCTGACTGTGTTGAGAGTACCTGTATTTGAACTGAGATTTTATCTTCTTGCACGAGCTTTACATCTACTATGAATTCCATGCCTTTCTTGTTGTTGTACTTGATAGTCATTGTTGCATGCTCTTCTAACTATGTCCTGTGATATCTTAAATAGTTGAGATATTTAATGTATGTGGAGATTAATTATTTACGTGTTTTAATGTCATTCATATAATATAAAGTATTCATTATTATGATTGATGGTGACTATTCATATTTATGATTTGGAAAGATAACAATCCTAATCATGAACGTGATTAGGATTAGAAAGAACTCCGAAGGAGAACTTGAGTAAAATTGAAGAGGAAAACAAAAAAACAAAAAAAAAGAACAAAGAAACTAAAAATATAAAACACACACTACTATACATATGAATAAATAGGCCGCGCAGCGGCACGAAACAAAAAAAAGACGGACTAGAAAGACTGATGAAATCATGAAAAGAATAAAGAAAATAAAAAAAGAAGAAAAAAAATGAATAAATATGAAGATATTTATGAGCCTGGTTGATTATTATGATAAATTATGTTTTTACCATTTTACTGCACGGTAAAATGGTAAATGAGTTAACTCATCAAGGTAAATGAGACACCGATAGGTAAATGAGACACCGATATATCGGTACCCCAATTGGTATCCCTTATTTCACTTTCCCAAAATACCCCTGTCTCTGTGTCTGTTAGGCGCGTGCAATTGCTCTGAAAAAGTTATCTTTCTCTCTCCTAAAACCCGTCGGAACTCCGATTCAGGCACTTCCGGTCATCAATTCACGACACGCGCGGCGGTGTGTACCCCTGGGAGGGTAGGTACCACTACGCTACGCAGCAGCCTTAGCTACGCCGGAGCTTAGCTCGCCCCCGTTCTAATATT